AAGTTACTGGTGATGATTCAGTTACAGTAGTAGACCTAGTTTCGTCTATCCATAAGTAATTTACACCAGAGTTTCTTACCCACGCTACATGATGCCAACGTTCATCTACTGGTAAAGTTAAAGACAGTAAATCATCTATATAGCCGTCTACTTCTATTTTATTATCTTTATATCTTATTTTCATTTTTCTAATACCAGAGAAAACATTGGTTATTTCTAGTATTGTACGAGCAGTTGACCTGTCTATAGACTTATACCAGAATTCTATTGTAAAGTCTCCAGCAAAACTTAAGGTATTTGGTGTGTCGTAACTAAGAAAATCTGGAGACAATGGATTTACTGCGCTACCAAATTTTCCACCATCCGTGCTAACTGGACGAACAGAAGAATTAGTTTGGAATGTCATATTATTCTTAGAGTAATCTTTGAAGAATGATGTTCTTTCTCCACCAATATCTTCAACGTCTCCATTAAAATGTCCCAAGAATTCTACGTTACAATAATTTGGATCTATAAGGGCTACAGGAGTTGCTGGACTACTTGTTGGACTGTACGCACTAGCACCAAAAGCATTAACGGCTTTAACTCTATACACCCGTTGAGATGCAGTACTAGATGTGTAAGATATTATCCTTGTTTTTGGTGGATCTAAAGATTCTTTATATGTAAGGGCAGTCCATGTGGTTCCACTATTAATAGATTCTTCCAATATGTAATATTTTACACCGTCTATAAGTGAAGAATTATTTACCCACGTTATTTCTAATTCATAGTGTCCAGCTTTTGTTGAGTCGTTTGCATTTTTAGCTGTAATACTTGTTGGAGCATTAGGATAATAAGAGAAAACGCCTACGATAGAATGTGTTCCACCAGCGTTAGGCTTAGACCAGTTTATGTCATTTACAATCTGAGTAATATGACTTCTATCAAGATAATCACCGAGTCCTAAACCTCCTCTTTCATTACTTCCAGCAGACCACAAATTTCTATATTGATCAACTAATAAAGTATGATTAGATCCAGCAGATATTTCTGACCATACTGCACCTTCTAGTCTAATAGGATAATTTCTATTTGTCTTGTCTCCCAACCCGAGCTTACCGTGTTCGTTAGAACCAAACACAAAAACTTCTTTATCTTCATTTAGCAAGATAGAATAGCCATTACCAGCAGATATATCTGTAATCTTTTTACTAAGTACATCATAATGTAACAAGTCCTTACTCCCAGCGTGTGTTAGCTTTCTACTGTATAAACTCATTGATCCAAAGTCTTTATCTACAGTTATAGTAACGTCCCCTGCGTAAAAATTGTATGTACCATCGTTTTCAGTTCCAGTAATTGTGGTTGTTTCTTGTAGTATTGTTCCTGTGACTGATATTCCATCAACATTATTATTAAGCAATGTTATAGCGTCACCAGTGGCAATATTATAAAGTATAAAAGATCCGTCGTTTACTACGTATCTATTTCTGGAATTGTAGTCAGAAGTAGAAGTTTTAGTAGGTAAGTTTATAACTAAATTGTTACCATCCATCCTTGTGAAACCATCTGGGTCCAAGGTAATTACATTAAAATCACCAAGAGACTCTTGAGTTCCTGTAATCTGTGTAAACTTAAGTCTATCTACCGTGTCTTTGTGTCCCAATTGTCCAAAATCATTTTGACCACAAGACCACGCTTTGCCTTGAGAATCTAAAGCTAGTGAATGATAGTTTCCCGCAGAAACTTTGCTCCAAGAATTACTGTCTACTAATTTTGGTTTGCTGTAATTTGTATGTGAGTTATCGCCAAGTTGTCCAAATGTGTTGTTACCCCAAGAGTAAAGTTGATCTCTTTTTATACCCATCATGTGCTGTTGACCAGCAGAAACATCAGACCAGCCGCCGTCAGGATCTACATACTTAAATATGTTTTCTCCACCAGCGAATCCGTTGTCCAACGATCTGATACTTACGGTTCCATAATCTCCAGAAACATTTATTGTCATATTTCCAGAGTAGAAAGGGTATTTAACATTATCAACAACTCCACTGTTTACAAAATATTGACCACTATAAGAAATTTTATTATCATTGATAGTACTATTGTCTTCGTGGTTTGCTCCTATGATAGCCATAGCATGTCCAGAATTAGGAACATTTAATATTTTGTGTTCACCAAGCCTGTTCATAATAAAATGATGCGTTCCAACATAGCTACTATTTATAATGTTGAAGTCGTATTTATTATCAGATAAGGTCACGCCGATACCTTCTGAATAATTAAAAGGTATATTTCTTTTACCAGACTCTTTAGATACTAAAATTAGGTTATCTCTCTGCGCTGTGTCTCCAAGACCTAAAGATCCGTAAGCATTATTACCTACCGTATAAAGTCTTCCATCATTATTTGTAATGGCAGCTGTATTGTTCGCACCAGCTGAAACGCCACTGTAAGCAAGATTAGAAAATGCAAATTTAGTTTTAGATGCGTCTTCTTCATACGCCGTATCTACCTCAGTAAATACTTTTTTATTTTTATTAGGACCACTATCACCCTGTCCTAATTGACCATAATAATTATAGCCAACTGTGTAAAGTTTTTTTGTATCAGACACACCAGCAGAATGATAATTACCAGCCGACAAATTGTCCCAGTTTTCGCTATCGTCTATTATCTTTGGTTTATTTTCATCATTATTATTATTCTGAGACAATTGACCAAACTGATTTCCACCAAAAGAATAAGCTTCATCAATTTCTGGGATGGGTTCTGGAGCTGCCGTTGTAGTAGCCAGAACTTCATTTACAGTATAAGCCGTAATATATAGTTTGACACTTGGGGTTAATGTAACATCTCCACCAACAGCTGATAATTGAATTAAAACAAAATTATCCACAACAGTGTAACTATAATCTATTCTGCAATTAGTAGGAAGTCCCGTATCAGTATTAGTAATTACAAAATAATCATTTACTGATTTAAGACCTTCAAAACTTATTGGCATTAAAAACGTATTACCATTAGTAATGTTGGGAATAGTTGTTACAACCGCTATTGTTTTCTGTGTTCTAGTAGATATAAACTCAGGAAGATTTCTCCAAGCAGTTTGACCATCACCAATTTTAAGAACATTGGTATCTGTAGCAAAAGCAGATTCCCCTGCTTTTAAAATCGGGTTAGCTTTATCTAAATTGTTTTGCGTAGCCCGTCTAAATTGTATATGTTTATAAGATGCGCTCACTAAAATACTCCATCTATAGTCCAATCGACTTTTCGTGGTGGGAAACCTTTAACGTCACTAAATGCCCATGCTCCATTTTGATTCAACATTCCGTGAGCATCTCTTTCTCTGATCCAAAAACTACCATCTGGCTGACCATGTGCTTTAGGTCCACCATTAAATACACCCCAACTATTTTGTATTAAAAATAAAGTTTCATCATAATTTTCTCTAGAATCGTCCATAGCTACCCATGCCATCGCGTGATTCCATGACCCCCTCCTTTGGGCTACTCCATGTTCATTACGGGTGGAAGAGTAGCCATAATTACTACAAACACTTAAAGCATACCCATTGGCTATAGCATCTCTAGCTTCCTCAACTGTTTTTACAAGACTAATTGTTTTAACTTGGTGTTTTTTAGCTTCTTTTCTAACACTATCAGGAACTCCAGACCTTCCCCAATTGGTTCCAGTTCTACTGTTGTATCTTGATAGATCGACAAATCCATAATCTTTTCTAACTAAAATACCGCCATTTTGATGAACAAAGCGAGCGGCGACAGAGCATGACATGCCTTGACCACCATGACCGCGAGAACCATATATGGCCTCTGTCGCTCCCCTCGCCTCAAAACTTTCAGATTGACCTCCAATAATTTCATGGCATCTAGTAACATCAACGGCATTTCTGGTGGAGTGTGATACACAGTCCCCAGTAGTCTGCCTTTCGTGTTGCCCGAAAGTAGAGTCAAAACTTAATATAGACTTGTAAAGTAAAGCAATTTTACCTTCACCACTACTGTATAAGTCTGATGCAGCCACACCAAAAAGAGGATGTGGCAATTCCCCCAACAGTTTATCAGTATCTTCTGGATCGCACCACGATCCTACAAAGCCTTCATCATAAGATTGAAGTAAATCTCGCGGATTTCTAAACATTTTGTTACTCCGGTACGTTATTCTTTGCCCATCTGACCAATGTATTAATTACCACTGCGGCAATTGGTACAAGCATAACGCCCATGTTGCCAAGATCTAGATCAGCCATATTTTCGCCAAAATAGGTGAGTCCAGCAGCTAATGCAACCAGTGCGGTATTCTTAGCAATTTCTACTGTGTCTGCTACATTTAAAGTAAATGCTGCCGATTTCTTTTCGTCTGCCATTTTAAGCCTCTTCTTCTTTAGGTATAATACTAACTAAAAAGCCACCATGCTCTACGTCCGTTATCTTATAAGGATAACCCAACATCCGTATTGGTTTTCCATCTTGTGTTTCTGTTAACTTGCTAAACTTCCTATTCATTTTTATGCATGATAAAAATTCTTTTAGTAGTTCATCTCTATCCTCTTCTTTAATCATGGTAAGCCAATCAAAACCTGACACATCATTTGGATTATCTTTTACATATTTACAAAAATGTGCATTACTCCAAACTGATCTGCCAGCTATATCTGTCTCAAACAACGCCTCATTACTATAGTGTAAAGCAGCTTTTGTTCTTTGTTCTATTACCTTTTGTCGTCTATCTATTCTGTTAACAGTATCCTTCATATCTATGATAGCATCTTTTAGGCTACTTCCACCATTAGTGGTTAATTCTTTTTTTATCTCTTCCACAGATTCTTTAAAAAAATCTTGATTGTGGCATAGTTTAACTATAGGTTTTAAGAATTTCTTCCAAACCAACGTACAAATACCACCAAGCCCGCCTAATGCGCTAATTATTATTGTTATCATTTCTGGATGCGAAAAATCTATCAAGGTTTTACTCCTGTGCGCTAAGAATAAAGATAAGGGTGTACGCCCCCTTGCGGGAGCGTACCCCTTGTGCTAAGATGCTGATATTACTCGTTAGAATCAAAAGCCTTATACTCGTCAGTAGTTGGCTTTGCTAAACCACCAAAGTGGTAAGTAAGTTCACCCGGAACTGATCTGCTAGCGAAGATTTCCGTAGCAACTGCGGCAGTACCGTCAGCTGGGTTAACAAAAGTAGATGCATTTCCAGCACCAGTACCCTTTGTTCGACCCGGAACTCTTTGCGTAGAAGGGGCAGCAAGGATGTCATAAGCAACGTCAGAAGCACTACCCAACGCGCGGGTAGCAATAATACCATAAGTGTCGCTAACGCCTCTAAGACCAACGTTGGCGTTTTCAGCACCAGCGAGATTGAGAGCGTTTGTTGCATCATTATTGATTTTTCCAGCAGCTTCAGTGCCAGCAGCTCTAAGGATAAAATTCCTTTCGCCAGCCCGAGCATCTGGGAAGTATGCTAAACCACCAGCACCGCTTGATTTAGCTTTTTGGACACCATCTGGATCTGTAGTGGCAGCACCAGTGCCATCATTGGCAAGAACTTTAGAACCGTAATCAGAACCCGTCTTTAATTCATTAAGGTTAATGTTCTTTGTCATTGGGCTATCCGATGCTGGGTTACCACCTTTTACAACTGTACCACCATTATTAATAGTGCTAGAACTAGTGACAGACGAAGAACCGTCAGAAACTTGTACTGTAGGCATAATATATTCTCCTAAAAAATGTTTTTTACAAATTCCCAGTTCCTTTTTTGTCCTAGTCCTATATAATTATACACTTAATTAAACTTATCTTTCATATTTACGGCTATTTTTTTAAGTTTTTTACGTACAGTTTCACGGCTATATAATCTAGTATTAGCCATTTCGTTAATTGTCTTATTTTTTATTTTGTCAATAATTAATTCCCGTTCTTCTAGAGTTTTAGCCTCATCTAAAATGTCAATATAGAGCAGACTAGCATCAGAACTGGAAACATTATTGTGCAATTTCTTATTGCAAGGCTTAGACTTCTGTTTAAATTTCAATTCTTTAAGACACTCAATAAAAACACCCTGATACAGATAAGTAGTAAATTTAGTGTTTTTATCTGGATTAAAGTTTTTAATAGCTTTCCATAATGCGTTTAATTTGCAGGTATGTATTTCATCTGGGTCTAACTGAGACTTAAATGAATTAGAAGCTTTTATCATTATCTTCTTTATATCCTTATCCCGCATGGCATTTTTAATATCAACGTTCATATCATTGCAAAAAATCATAAATTATTCTCCTGTTAAAATAGTATCTTCAATTCTTTGTCTAACATCCTTAAAGTCAAACATTTTACCAACTCCTATAAAAAATCTATATCGGCTACAAACTTTTAGCAACTCCACCCCTTTTATTAAATCTAATTCATTTTTTATTTTGGGTGTGATATCAAAATTTGTATGACCCATCCAACAATCAAAATTTGCTAGCATAGATATATCCTCTATCAATTGTCTAGACATAGGTATCATCGCATGTCCATCCTCTGTCTCTTCAGAATCTGAATAAGAATCTTGGTATCCTTCATCTTCATCTGATGCTTTGTCAGATAGCTTATCTAGTATCGAGTCCATTATAGGTGAGCTTATATTCTGTTCTATAATATCCTCATATTTTTGCCATCCTATTTTCTTTTCCATTTTTCCTCCTAACCTTGCAACATTTGTGAAGGTTTGATGCATGGTTGCGTTTGCGTATCTTTCATAGCGGTTACAATTTTATGACTAACCTGCCTACCAAGGTGTACATATATTTGTTCTAAAGACTCTTCTTCTTTTGCGTTTATAAATCCTTCTTTTAATATCTCTATAGTTTGCATATATGAATTATCAGAAGCTAGTAAGTCTAATATTAAACATAACTGCGATATAGAGTACTCATCATAATCTTCTACGGTAACGTCAACAGTTACAACTTTATCTTTTCCTATTTTATATGCTATACAAGCAACATATTCTTCCGGGGCTATCTCTTCTGGTGGTTCATCTTTTTTAAAATTAAACATTGTTTGTGATACACTTAGCAGTGTTTCTCCAGTTGAAATTATTTGCTGTTTCCACGCCTTTCCCGTTTCGCTTTTTATTTTTATGAACATGCCTCAAATGTTCTACGAACTGCGCTTTTTCATTGTCTCCAATTTTAGCCCAATTGCCACACTTGCCATTAAACCACTTTCCATCATATGCAGTTTCTTTTTCATTAATGTCTACAAGTAATGCGTTGTCTTTTGTGCAAAATTCAGAATGTGCAGAATAATTTGTAGTAATTACTTGTTTGCCACAAGCCAGCATCTCCAACAATTCAAGATTCCAACCTTCTGCTCTAGATGGGAAGATGCCACAGTCAGCATGAGCCATAATATTATACACTTCTTGATGCATTTTTACTCTTGGGATTAGCTTAATCTTTTCTGATAATTTAGAGTTAAGATATAAATCATGCCACTCTTTTTCTTCTGTCTCACTCAGGAAAGGATTGTGACTCATTACCCATAATTCCACATCGTCCTTTTCTTCAAATGCGTCATTAAATAATTCACATAATATATCGTGGCCTTTTCTTACTTCCCATTTTCCGCAGTTAAAAAATATTGTTTTTTCTTTCTCTTCAAAATCAACAGGTTTGAATATGTTTACATCAACACCTAGGGGTATTACTTGTATGTCTTTTACTGATGTTTCTGATTCTACCACTTTCTTAGCCCAATCGCAAGTAACGAAGATTGTATCTAAAGAATTTAAGCTATGCTTTTCTTGGTCGTTAAACTCGTCTAATTCAAAAAAAGGAAATCCTATGCGTTTACCCCTACCAACAAACTGAGCCATATCGTGCTGATGCCATATCTTTAAGCATGGAGCATTGTAATCAAATCTTTGAGAGTTATTGACTAATTTTGCCATACACATCATATCTTCTTGGCTTGTCACTTGGGGTTGACCTATAGGCCATAAACACACATTGTTATCTACATGTAATTCTTTTACTATGTTTAGTCCAGCTACACCATATCCCAAAGGATTTATGGGTGATATTACATTTATATTTTTATTCATTTATCACCTTATTAAAAAAGAACCATCGTTTTAATTTTGCTGTATCTTCACATCTAGACACATCATATAAATATGCTAACAATTTGTCCATAGAGCTAAATATATGTTCGTGTGGTAGCATAAAAAATAACCAGTTAGGTGCTAGCATTTTACCTTGTTCACACCATACTAGTATCGGCTTCTTCTGCCTGTTCGCTGTAGATATTTCTTCGTATGATCCGCACATGTGTACGTTTATATCTATATTTGCTATAACAAAATCAGAAACATCCACACACCTTAAGTCTGCATTCCTAATATGACCATATTCTTCTCTGATCTTATTAAACTGTCCAGTTTCTTTATAATAATTTATAATCTGTCTAGTATCTGGGGTTTCTTTTGCTGACTCTATAGGTTTTTCACATGGATTTAAAACTTTAACGCCAAGTTCTGATAACATTGGAGTAATAGCTTGTCGCCAGCCAACACCTCCGTCTGGAACTCTATCCATAGCTCCAACCAAATAAGTTCTCATATCTTTTAAGTTATTAAACATTTAATCCCCTTTTCTAAAAGCTATGTCTATAAACTCTTGTATATTTTTAGGATTATCTTCATTGAATATCTGTTTAGTTTTTTGTGTAGCTAATGTCTTTTTGTGACCTAAACTTATCATAACGTTAACACAGTCTATAAACAACTTTCTATCAATTTTGTCTTTTGGTTTTTGTTTTGGAGCTTCGTTAATAACCGAAACATACACTGGTGGTTGCTCTTGAGGCTGACGATCTATGTAGCCAACAGTAAACTTATCAGATATTTTCCAATCGCAGGAAAGAAAATAAAACATCATGCCCAGAATTAAGATTAGTGCTATAAGACCTGAAAAAAACTCGCTTGGTTGCGTATTCATAATAAACTCCTGTGTGTTAGCGTTACAGACTAAGTATACTGGAAGTATCGTCATGTGTCAAGCAAAACTTTAAAAAAATAGCCCGACAGGGCGAACCTAATCGGGCTATCTGGGAGCTGAAATATATTAGCTTTAACTTTCAGCAGTGCTTGTCTTTGTTTCCTTAGACTTATCAGCACTTGATGGTCCCAAAGAAATCTCATCTGCCATTACGCAAACAGAATTTCTTTGGTTTCCATCCTTATCTTGGTAGTCATCTACCTTAATCTTACCTTGAACGCCAACCAACCTTCCTCTTGAAAGATGGTCCTTTAATGCTTCTGCCATTTTTCCAAAGCATAAAACATTAAGATAAAGTGTATCATCATTTCGCCTATCGTTTACCGCCATGCGGAACTTAGCCATAGATGTACCCTTTTGAGTGACGCTAAAATCTGCATCTTTAGTCAATCTACCACAACCCAACCATGTATTAATATTCATACTAAACCTCCAAAGCTGAACGAATTCTTCCGCGAACTACTTGTGTATTACCTCGGTTGTTATGCCCTAGGGTTGCACTATAAATATTCCTAGCAGTTTTTCTTGAGACACCAAGAAGACTTGCTGCATACTCAGTACCATCTCGCGTGTTGTCACACACTCCATATCCTGATTTATGCGCCAACGCTGTTACAGGATTCAAAGTGAGTCCACGGTTTGGACCACTGCGAATCTGAGCAACTACTTTATTATGATCATCTACCTTCCAATGGTAAGCAGATGACAAACTATTCAAACGATCAATAAACTCAGTCGTATTCATAAATACTTTCTCCTTTTTAATAATTACTATTCCTCTTTTACAACTTCGTTATCTTCAAGTTGCTCTAACGTTGATAAGCCGCTTTTTAGATAATCAGTAAGCTTTAAAACTTCTTGGTCAATATTTTTTTGTTGATTTTGTAATTCAACAATAGTTTTTTGAACCTGTGTTAAATGTGCTTTTGACATTTCTTCTAATGAAATTTTCATTCACATCCTCCTTTCTATATTATACATAAACGATTTAAAAAAAACAATTAAGTGTGGTAAGTCATGTGGTTGAGTACTTCTTCATGAGTCCAAGATGGTTCGTAAGCATCAAGTGTTCCGAGTCTAGCTATGTCAATGTATTCTTTTTCTAAATAGAAAATAAGATTAACTAATATTTCTTCGTTGTGTGTAAATATGCACTGATCTACTAAGTCTCGTATTTCTTCCGTTGTAGAACCAATCCTTAATCTATTATTATTCCTATCCATTTCGCTAGACATATTTTATTGCAACCCCCGCTTCTATAAGTATTTGTGCGGCTAGTGTAAAATCTTTTAACCACCTGTCGTTATCAGTTTTTACTGTAACAACTTTTTTTATTCCTGACTGTATAATTAATCCCGAGCAATTAGAACATGGCTGAAAGGGTGAAGTATATATAGTGCATCCTGATAAATCTCTGTTAGCAAACAGAATAGCGTTAGCTTCTGCGTGAACAATAACATTATACTTTGTTTCTCTATCTTTTAACCGTTCATTATCTGAAATTTTTTGAGGAAATCCATTGTAACCAACTGATACGATTCTATTTTTTTCATCTACTATTACTGCTCCAACTTGTGTGGAAGGGTCTTTCGACCACGATCCTACTAGTTTGGCTAGTTCAATAAATCTAATGTCCCATTTTGCCGAATTCATACCAAAGTAATCCTAAATTTGCAAGAGCGTAAGCAAACCACATTACAGCATGTGGATAATCGCGTCCTATAATACAACACGTACATGTCCACACATAACACAGTGTAGAAATTATAATTGCTGGTAATGCCATTATACACTCTGATCAAAATGAGTCCTGTTTACTAAATTAAATTCTGCACACTTGTTCATATCTTTTAGTTTGGTCGCTCCAATGTACGCACAGGCACTACGTAAACCGCCAAGCACATCTAATATAATATCTTTTACTGGACCTTTATATGGTACTTCTTTTACACGACCTTCGCTAGCTCTGTAATCTTTTATACCACCATATTTTGTTTGCGCTTCGTTTGAAGACATACCATAAAACTTTAAAGATTTTCTAATCATTCTGCTACGATCTGGTAGCCATTCGTATTGCCAATCTCCCTCGCATTCATGTGTGCCAGCTAACATTCCACCCAGCATAACAAAGTCTGCACCAGCAGCAAATGCCTTACAAACATCAGCAGGAGTTCTGCAACCACCGTCAGCACAAACTAATCCTAATCGTCCATCGCCATTACGTAAACCGTGTGCTGCATGACCACACTCTATTATAGCAGATAGCTGGGGAAAACCCACGCCAGTTTTTAATCTTGTTGTACATGCTGATCCGGGGCCAATCCCAATCTTAACAATATCTACTCCACCATGCAAGATCAATTCTTGCACCATCTCTGGAGTGCATACATTTCCAGCCATTATAATCGGCATGTCACCTGTGCCGCTTAATATCTCATCTCTTACACGGCTACAAAAGTCCACAAAATATTCTGTATAACCATTAGCTACATCTATACATATGTTTGGTGTAATGCCTGAACGATCTATAAATTCTCTCAGCTTAATTACCTCTTTATCATTAATGCCCATACTCCACCACTGAGTACTAGGATAATATAAATCATGTACTAAATTGTCTAGGTCATAATGTTTATGTAGACATGTGGGCATATCATGTTTTTCTAGAGCATTAGACATAGCTAGGCTACCAGTAGTATCCATATTGGCAGCAAAGATTGGTACGCCTTCCCATATTTCATTGCAGTGGTAGAAAGAGAAGTTTCGTGCCAACTGTATGTCAGAACGTGAAGCAGTTCTGCTTCTATGTGGAGCTAATAATACATCGTCAAAGTCTAGTTTGGGTTCGTAATTAATTTTCATTCTTAAACCATTTAAATTCTTGCTGATATTCAATCTGATGCGCTAAATGTTTATTGTTTGTTAAGTCATTAAATATGTCGGTTGCTAACCCTTTAACACTTGTGGCTAAACCTCCAGATGATTTATCGTCCTTTGCCCAAGTGTACTCATATGTGTATTCATCAGTATTTTCTGCCTTCTCTCTTGAGACATTGTAACCTTTTGTTTTAGCCCACTTTTTTATTTCTGACCATTTCATCGTGTTCAATCTTTTCTTTTAATTCAATAAGATCTTTGTCTGTCCACATTTGATATATGTAATAAAAATCTCTTGGTTTCCATTGTTTAACTTTGTCTTGCTCTGTAAGTTCTTTTCTTGGCAAGAGCAATAATACAATTATACCAATAAAACAAAGTATTGCAACCACAATAGTTATTTTATTCACGGGCCTACACTTATCCATATATAACTTTGCACAACTATGATGCTTAAAAGCCCTATCACAACAAACAGAAAAATTTTTATGTTATTTTTATTCATAATTAAAGACCGGGGTGAGGCAGATCACACACTACCTGCCCCACCCCTCCCTACAGTTACTAGCTAAGAATAGCTTCACGCTTCCTAAGAACATTGTTGACACGTTCTAACTTAGCAGTAACCTCGACAACCCATTCCTGATTACGTCTCTTGATGTTTGAATAATCAATATCGTCCTTGGTCATGTGAACTACTGACTTCATCAAGTCTTCAAATTCGCTGACGACTTCGTACTTGCAGCATCGCAGCTTCTGACACTTGCAATCATTTGGCACACTCACAACATCGCATGGGTTTACCTTGCAAATCATAAGCTTGTTGCCACCGTCACCTTCGTTGTCATCTAAATCAATCCCACCATATGACTTGGCGTAATCAAATGCTCCAACGTGTAGTCCAGCAGCACAGTGGCTCTCACGATCACCGTTTACTTTGCTACGTTCAATCTCACAAGTACTTCCAACGCTATTGTTAAATTTGCCAGACCAGATATCCGTGTAGTCTTCACGAACTGCTTTATATGCTAAGAAATGTCCATCAGGTGTAATAGGCATATTCTTGTTTTCCATAAACTCAAACAGTTCTGTGATAGCATGGTCAGATGGATTCTGTGACATGTTATCAAGGAAGTTTAACATAGGCTCAAAAGGATAACCCTGTTGGATCATATCAAGGATTGTGCCACCAAACATCTCTGGCATTTCAATCCCATCCCACTTCATTTTGCCACCCTCGACGCTGGCGTATCCATCGCAGTATGCATTCACATGCGATACAATGTCGTAGGATGCCTCAAAGTGTTCGACATTATTATTCTTAAGATGAGCAATAAGTCTTTCGTATCTTGGGTGCGACTTACCAAAGGTGTAAACTTCACCCGCTACTGTCGCTGTTACGTTTCCGTCATTTGCAATAATGTAATTCATTTTCAAACTCCTGTGTGTGTAAAATTAGTACCCTTATGTTATACCTTATCGTCAAATATTTGTCAATACTTTATTTGAATTTTCTACCATGTCGATGTAAGCTGAAATATCAGAGTCATTAACACTGTTAGTATTCACACCATCAAGTAGAGGATACTTCTCAATTTCTTTTTGAAGTGGATCAAGATATTTAGCATCTCTGTCAAAACCCTCTGGTTGATTCCATAGATGTGACATATCCAGTTCTCTACCAAGCTTCCAAACCATATCTAGATCATCTTTATTCTCATTAATTCTATCATTGTATTCCTTAAATTCAAGTACGATTTGTTTTGCCTTATTGTCAGTAGTGGTGCCAAGGATAGCATCGTGAAGCTGATGATCTGAGCATCTGTGTGCATGTCTGATGGCCCCAACCTCTTCTGCTGAGTCTTTAACTAGAACCTTGAGATAGTCCACGATAAACTCTGGGCCTTCCCAGTTGCTACGATCCTCTAGTTTACGCTGCTTGATCTGTGATGGAGTCATGAGGCAGATAGTCTTGCTGTATACATCCACACCATAATACTTGCATAGCAAGTTAAGATATATACTAAGAGCTTTATCAGATATGTTCAGAAAATTAGACAGTTTACAGTCAGACCTATCATCAGACCATCTACTCTTCTTTTTGGCAGCAGGAATATAGATCATGTTTTGATCTTTGACAGATATCTTCTGATACTCAAACTTACCACTGTCGCCATCCCAATTGAAGCACTTAACCTCTGCTGAGTATACAGAACTACTTCGATTAGATGAACGATCTGGTTTTGGCATGTCAGATGTGAACCTGACATTCTCAGGTTTTGCACCACCAAGCTTCTCTAGTAGCTTGTTGTTGTCCTTAGTCTCATCGTAGCTATATGATTGATCTGTACCACCAATCAGGTCTTGTCGTAGCTTGTAGACGTATACATCGTATCCTGTGCTGCTGTAACCTCTGTTGGAATTATCTTCTTTGATCGTGTTACGAATACGAGTCATGCCACCTCTTGGCAAATCATCTACAACAAAACGAGTGTCTTTGCGGAATGGTACAAAATCTGGATCTTTATTTGTTTCTGACTTGCTACGATACCCAGACTTATGTATATGGGTTAGGTTGATGCTCGATACTTTGATCTTGTTTCCAACCATCTCATCAAATATATCTTTACCATTCCATTGAATAGCTTTGTTTAGACTTTCCATTGCTTCTTTTACAGAGTGGCACTGTTGCTCAATCTCAACATACTTTTTACGTGCAAGGTACAGTGTAGGTTGTGCTTTAATAGCATCCTCTACGCTTGCCTTGATATCTTTAATAACAGACTGAATAACATTACGGATATTCTTTTTAGTATCTGTTGTATAAGATAGTGCTTCACGACTTGGTGTAATATCTACATCACCAATGTTTAAGTGTAGTCGTAATCCACTTGTGTGCCAAAGAAAATTAGCAATCTTATCTTTATCGTCATAATGATCGCCTATTGAACTTTCATCAATAGGGTATGCAATCTGACCCATAATTACAAAGTTCTCGCCACGACCAGTAGTGAAGTCCCACTTACCTTTCTTGTCTGTAAGTAGACTACGCTCTGTGTTGTACATTAACTCAATGTTAAGAGTTGGACGAATCTTGAAGTATTGATATGTTTTACTAGCCTCTCGTACAAAACGATCACAGTCGTTCTTGTCTACTGGCAATGATACCTTGATGCCATTCTTTTCGCCTGTTGAAACAGTGTCCATCAGGCAGAATGTGGGACTGCCATTACTATCGCGGTGAGCAGCATAGACACGCTTGATACCATCTTTGAAAGCCTCTACGGTAAAACTGTCAGCGTATGCAAACGGTGCTTTACTCCCAAGACCAAGGCATCCTACAGCATCATTACTGTCATTGCGTGTACTACGAAAATACGTAGTGTACAATGTCATGCATTCCTCGTGGGTCATGCTCGTACCATAGTCACGGACATGGAAGTATGGCTCAAGACGGGTAGGCAGATGCACATCGAAGGTACAGTCTGCCTTACCCGCATCAACATGAGAATCGTAAGCATTAGTCGAAAGTTCACGAACAACTGCCAAGATCTTGTTGGAATAAAGACCATCTGACAGAATCATGAAAGCTTTCGCTGAAGCTTCAATGCTAAACTGATTCTCTTCAAAATTTCCTGATTTTTCAACAGTGTGTGTGCTTGAGTGTAATTTCATTTGGCTAGTTCCTAAAAGTTAAAGCGTGTGTGTCAACTTCTCTAAGTATACTTAGTATTCGTCATCTGTCAAGCGAAACTTTAGATTTTTTTTGTGCAAATTAGATTCGTCGGCATTCCAGCTAGAATCAATGCTTGCTCCATGCCAATGATTGGTGTGAGTTCCTGTATCATTATCTACCTCTATGTTAAAAGAAATTAAATCACCTTCAAATGTAACAGCTCCATCTTTATCAGTGTATCCATCTACTACCAATTCCCACTCATTAAGAAAATCATATACTTTTACATATGACTCTTCATCGTATTTATATAATACATAGTCTGAATCGTCGTACATCCACACATATGCTTTGTCACGTTTTACCTCTACTCGTTCTACATCAACCTTTAACTCTTCTGCCATAGAAATTTGTAAAGGATTAAAATTAGAATTGTACGCACTGTTAATATGTTTGTCAGTTATCTCTATTGTAGTTTTATCTAACATCCCAACCTAAAGCCTCCGATACTACGGGTAATTGTTTAATAAAAATATCCTTACATTGATTTGCCACATCCATATGTTCTTTTTGTGTTCCATGACCATCTCTTAAGTTTATATAATGAGTCCAACTACGTATAGTTCCATTCATGTACATTCTCGTAGGTGTAGCTAACGGCAATACAAACCTAGCGCATTCTTTAGCAACTCCATTATCAATCATATCGTCATATAATGCTTTAGACTTTGAGAATAATTGTCTTATCTGTACATTATACTTATGTTTAACTTCTTGGTCAAGATCGTCTATACTATTTTGTCTATTTTTTTGATCTTGCGTTCTAAGTTCTGGTGTATCTATCGTCTCTCCAAGGAAAGAAGCATCAGCATATCTTTGAGAAAACTCTTGAAAACTAAAACTTCTATGTCTTAGTATTTGAGCAGCAATACCTCTCGTAGTATTGATTTCAAGAACCATGTTAGCCATTTCAAATACTGACCAATGCCCATGCTGTATGCAATATCTCAAAAGTTTAGCATAGTTATTACGATCCTGATTCTTTGGGTTAGACACTCTTGCGCAATATGCAATAGTTTTCTCAGCATCTGGTGTAATGCTGATTAATGAAACGTTGCTCATTCTACTAACCATCTATCATTCTTAAGTGTCCATTCAACAGTCTGTCTCAATCTATCTTTTACTGGTTGTGGAGTCCAACCCATCTCTTCCATTTTACTACCATCTAATGCATAACGCAAGTCATGTCCCGGTCGTTGGCTATGAAAGTCTACCATAGAATAATTTAATTCTTTCCCTTGACACTCTGCTATAAAATTAGCTAATTCTAAATTGTCCATTTCTTCTGATCCCACGATATTAAACTTAGGGCATTTAGCACCACCAAAGTCTTCTGTTTTTACCTTACTTGAATCGTAAGATAGCAAAAACCACATAGCGTCAGCCACATCGCTTGCGTGAATGTAATGTCTTGATCCAGCTTTAGTCATTAATTTGTTACTATGAACAGTAACTTGTTCTCCATCCCTCGCCCTTTTAATACACATTGGTATATACTTTTCTGGATGTTGTCTTTCACCAAACACATTCATAGTGTGAGAAACATAACAAGGTAGTTGATAAGTATTTTCATAAGCTACAACTAATTCTTCTCCACCAGCTTTACTTGCACTGTATGGATTAGTAGAATTATATCTATCATTTTCTTTATACTTAACACCCTCTGGTGCAGGTCCAAATACTTCGTCTGTTGAGAAATAAATAAATCTATCAAGATTGTCACAACGTCTTGCAAATTCTAAAATGTTTGCCGTACCTACAACATTATCTAAAACAAATTCCATCGGAAAATCAATACTTCTATCAACATGGCTACCGGCAGCTAAATGTACAATATTATCTATCTTGCCAATTGTTGCTGCAATTTGTGGATTTAAATCTGCTTTTAGGTCGTGAAATACTGTGCGTACTCTTTTTCTCTCAGACTCTGGAACAGATAAAACTACTTCATTTAACCTGTTTAAATTTCCGCTATAATCCAACCTGTCTAAAGTAATAATATTATGATCGGTGTTGTTAAGCATGTATTCTACTACATGATGAGCAATAAATCCCGCCCCACCAGTTAGCAAAGTTGTTTTAGACATTTTTTTTCCTTTATTAAGTTTAGTTCTACCCAAACTTATGATACCATCCTAAACAAAAAAAGTCAATCACAAAGCTTCAAAAATATCAATCATTTTTTGTAACCAATCTGCATGTTTGCTAATTCTAGTATGAGCAGCCCAATCTTTAAAGGACGAATCTAATTTACCATCTCCTGTAAAAATACAAGAATGAACTCCTGCTAATTTCTTATCTATAAACAAGCCACCACCACTATCTCCATTTCCTATTAAATATTCTAATGATGTACCCGGACCTTTTTCTACAGAAGTCACAAGCATACCTTTAAATATTAATTTATCAACATGATTAGAACCAGCTCTCCTTTTCATGTCATCTATTACAGTTCCAGTATACCATGTTCCAGTTAATCCCCAACCTGCAACACTACATATCTTGCCTAGCTCATTTTCTTCAGTATATAATTCTGGATAAAAATCTAATTCTACAGGATCTGCGAGTAATGCTATCGCTATATCATCTGGTCCTACTTCTTTTTCTTGATCAGAACCGTTTAACTTTGCATACCCCAATATCTTATTTTTTTTACCATTTACAAGTATGTAGGATTCTGTGGAGTTGTTCAATACATGTGCAGCTGTTATTATAGTATGAGGAGCTACTACCACTCCAGAGCCAAAAAACCCTGCCGTTTCTCCCTCTTTCATATCTTCTAGCTTCATTCTACCACGAACGGGAACAACGCATTGGTGCAGTTCGCCATATTTAAGATGTTTAGAATCAGCCGTTCGGGGGTTTCTAGTCCCGCTGATTGCTTGGGAAGAAAATCCTAGTAATATAATTAGTGATAAAATCAAGTATCGCATGGGACCACTCCTTTGGGGGACTACCAAATACTTCTCTATATGGTCTATTTATTTTAGCAAGATAATATAAGGTACTGTCGCGTACTACATTCTCATTCCAGCTTTTCCAATCCATCAAATGTCCAAAAACAAAATGACAACGCTTGCCGCATAGTGTGATAAGATTTGTAGGGTCTAACTCTCTGCTAGGGTCTACATGATATGGGACGATGTGATGCACTTCGAGGTCGTCTTTACGTCCACAGGCAGCACATTTAGGGTTATTTTCTACATGCTCATTGCGTACAGATCTCCAGCCTGAAGACCTACCGTACATTCTATCTATAAAGCTAAACATATAAATACCCTAGTTAAATATACACTAAAAACTATAATTGAACATTTCTACGTCTTTTTCGTATAATTTACCTATTTCTTCTCTTAATTCATCGTCATAATACAAATGATAATCATGATGTTCAGTTTTGTTTTTATGTTTTTTTATTTGCGGTATATCTAAATAGTCGTAGAATTCTTTTAACTCAGACTCAAGTTTAAAGTGTTTAGTAAATGGATTCATCCAACCATGCTGTGGACTATTTTCTAACCAAGTTCTATTTGGATTATTTCTTATTGCCTCTTGCATATTGTTTTCTTCTCTAAAATGTCCGTTAGGCATCCAAGCTGTTTTAAAACCTTCTCTTGACAATCTTGTGTGAACATGCATGGCCCATTCTTCTCTTATATTAAGGGGTCTAATAGCGGCTTGCAAATTGAATAAAAATAAAGATAAACATCTAGACCAAGGATTTCTAGTCAAACACACTGGTGTGCAACTTAATAGTACTTCTTTGTATTTTTCTTGCAACACATATGCTTGATTATGCAATTCATTAAAATCAATATTAAGAAGATGCACTCCCATATTTTCGTAAAAATCTCTATGTCTTTTAACCTCGCCAGCAAAAGATGTTCCACCGTTTTTTGGTATGTGTACAAAAAACCATTCACCCGGTCTATATACTATAGAATGACCAAACTTTAATTGCCTGTAATCACCATCATTTCTCATAAATGGGTGTGTAGAAATTTTTATTATTTTATCTTTTGCCATATCTTAACCATATTATAGTAAGTAAACCAAAGGTTGCTAATGTATTCATCTTCATGGTATCCATCATGCCAAGGCTTTACTCTTCCAGATAAATGTAGTATACATATGTCTGCTTTTACGATATTCATATCATATTGGTGAATTAAGAAATTAAATTTAGAATCTAGGTTTGCAAAAATTTTATTGAAAGCCATATTTAATGCGCACTGATCATGCATAATTAGATTTTTTTGTTTTTCTACATTTTCCAAACATCTCTTAATTATTTCTGGCACATGTTCAAATTTAGTATTAATCAATAACACTCCGCTATTGAAATAACTTTCTATATTATTTACATCTTTACTTTTAATTACAGCTTTTTGCTCTTGGTCTTCGACGCAAGCATACAAAGGAGAAGTCATTTTCATGTTAAGCAATTCGTATAGATTTGAAAGAACAAGAACATCTGAATCTAAATATAATATTCTCGTGACATCAACATCTTTCGAGAGTTTGTCAAACATAAATATACGGTAATACGCACTTTTATCTAATACGTCGTGAACCTTGATTCCGTACTCGACCTTCAAATCGTCAGTCTTGTATTCTTTCTCTAAATTATATATTTTATAGTCTATGTCAAGCACTTCCATAAACCCAGTTAAATTATCTAAATTAACTGTATTGTCTATGCCTATATGGAATCTCATATTATTTACTATCGAGCCATTGTTTATGACTAAAGATGTTATTGCAGTTTGAAAACCTTTGAAGTAACTACCGTTTATGCAAAAAATAACATCTAATTTTTCTTTGCATTTTATTTCAGATTCGTGACGATAGCTTCTTCTGCTCTGTTCATTATTATACTCTCTAATAGAATCAATCAATTCAAGTATACAATCTTTAGTATCACCAGACTTTACTAGTATTTCTTCTAATTCTTTTGTTTTTCCTAAACGTACAGCAGATTTAAATAACCAATGACATGTTGGAAAAAAATTAACAACGTTGTTTAAGTTTGAAAGTAAGTCTTCGGTCAAAAATCTATAAAGTTTTTCATCATCGTCTTGGGCTACATATAAATCAGCTTTAGTAAAAGGAGCTATAAAATCTTCATCAAACTTTTCACACATCCCATGTCCTATATCTAAATTTTTACTGTCAAATAATCTTTTAATATAAATATTTATGGGACTATAATATTTTTGCTGATTACCATTTGAGATTATTATATCTATAAGATTACACATTTTTTCTGATGTGTCTGGATTAATCTCTACGTTTAATGAAACATAAGACATTAGTTTTGGGTAATTTCCAACCTTGACTAAATCAATCATATCTGATATTGCTTTTAGATATTGTTTTTTTTGTAAATTTATACAACAATCTAGTTGAACCCTTTGTTGATTATCTATATTTTCGTACAAGTATGATATATCTTTGGTTGTGTGAGCAAGAACCATTCTCAGGTTTGTATTATTTTTACAAACATCAGAAGACCAGTATAATTCATATAAGGTTCTGTGTATTTCGTCACAATCCTCACACAAGTACTTGTGCATGTAATGATCAATAATTAGCAATAAGCCTCCTAAAGCTGCCTCCTCTTGAGTTCCAACAATAGATTTGGCTAAGTCATTGATAATATCTTCAGACTTTTCTTTTGTAAGATTATCTATTAAAGCATTGTATAACTCTACGCTTCTATGTCCTTCATCAAATATTCTTTGTAAAAATTCAAGATTGTTTTTCTTTATGTCCTGACAACTTGTCATCTTCAAAACTTTCAAAAGTGTATTTTAAAAACCCTAAACTAATTTTTTCGTGAGTAACTATTCTTGTTCTCTCATTTTTATTGTGGGTGCATTCCATGTGACAGTTGGCACATAATATTCTACATTTTTTTATCTCATTTAACAACACTTCAATTGGAATATTTGCATTGTATAACTGATACATGCCTCCCGCACAAGTCCTTTTAGAGCATCCATTCTTAGTAAGTTCTTCTTTCTCTCCAAGCTCAGGTATGTGGTCAAAGCATAGTGCAGAGGGGTGCATATTGTATCCACATAAATAACAACCATTAGACTTTTTGTATAAGTCTATCCAATAATGTCTATGCGCTGTAATTTCTTTTTTAGTTGGCATTGTATACTATTTCTGCAAACATAGGTAGTTTTGGCGATGGTATATAATTATAATTAGGAGGTAAGGGTACAGTATGTATCTGTACCGGAGGTCTTGGAGGCATACTTAATGGTTTTACATAATCAAAACCTTCTGGTATTGCAGGTCCATAAACACACATATATGTTTTATCTTCTAATTTTTCTATATTTAATTTCATAATCATTCCTATGTTTCTATAAACTTAATGTATCTCCAACTAATCGTATGGTGTAAATGATAAGTCTCAGAAAATATATATATGTTTATAGATTGAAAAGCGGCACAGTCTTTTCTTATCTCCGGTTTAATAACTTCAATTTCAATATGTGTAAACATAAATGTGGTATGAAAATATGTTATACTCTTGGGTCTTCCGTCTATTAAAAATGCTAATGCTTCACTATGCCGAAGTATGTGTACTCCGCTTAGAAGCAAATATAGAGACAGTAGTAGTGCTTTAATTTTCATAAGTGGAGGCGAGGGGAGTCGAACCCCTGTCCAGTATAAATTCCACGTAAACTTCTACATCGTTAGTCTGTTGTTATTAATACTACAGACAAAACTATCTGTCTTTTCAGATGTCAGGACGACTACGCCCATCGACCCATTTACTTTAGGTAGGACAACCCTATCCGATTATCGGAGTCAGCACAATTGGGTAAAAAGGTTTGTGCAACCCCTCTCACCTAAACGGCGAGTGCTAATACAGAAGTATCGGCAATTGAAATGTAATCAAGTTTTAAAGTAGCCTCTTGATTAACTACTCGATGCGATCTATGCTTCTATCTACCTGTCGAAACCTTTACGCCCCCTAATTCTAATCTAAAAAATCAATTAGTTTTTTAGTTCCACCAAAACCAACCTGTCTTCTTACTTCTATACCCTCCGCTTCTATAATATAAGTAGGAACTTTATTAATATTATATTTTCTTTTTTCTACGACATTTTTATCAAAATCATATTTGATAACCTCGTATGTATCTATAATTCTTTTTAAGTTCATATTCTCTCGCATCTCTTTACGAGCTACCTTGCAAGGTAAACACCAATCAGCAGAGAAAATAATCAATCTAGGTCTCGGTGGTGTATTATTCAATAAAAAATCAAATTCCTTTCCGTCGTACATGCCGCCCATCTGGGCGAAACCAACTAGTGAGTGAGCTGAAATATATAAACTAAATAATGCGCATATTGTGTAGTACTTATTCATAGCTATTCTCCAGTGTGTGATAAATGCTATGAATATATACACTATAATAGCCCCAGCGGGAGTTGAACCCACATTGTCGGTTTAGAAGACCGATGTTCTATCCATTGAACTATAGAGCCTTAATAGGAGTGGCGGGAGTCGAACCCGCACTGGAAGGATTTTAAGTCCTTTGTCTCTGCCTTTGGACTACACTCCCAGAATCCGTTATTTAAAACCAATTCTAGAAGGATCGCCCAGAGTTAAAGTCAATTGATCTTGAACGAAATGTTCCTTAGTGTAAGTCCTAGCTTGCCACCAACCCACCTCGTAGAATACTGAGTTCTTATCACCGATAGTTACACTTAGTACAGTACCAAATAAATCTTCGTCAAGCTGTACTTTACTGCCTACTGAAAATACTTCCAAAGTCGTTTTAGACATTTATATACTCCTTAGTTTTCGTCGTCAAATAGTTCTTCTGCAATTATAACATCTGTCAAATCATTGTCAATGACGCTATGTTTAACTGGTCTAGTGTCATGCTTTTCAAGGATTAAGCTTAAAAATATACTTAAAGCTCCAAATATGAATAGTAAACCAATTAGTGTGGCTACAACTTCTCCCATTTTAAAGCTCCTTAAGGCGCATAGTATGGCTGAAAAGACCATTGAATTGTTGGTTGATACGTCGTGTGAAACCTTGGAAAGAATGTAAAATTTCTTGTCCTTACTGGTTGGATTACGTAGTATGGAGTCCAGACGTAATATATTCTTGGTCTGACAAAAGTAGTTAGAGTCTGTACTGGTTGTACAGGTACAACCACCTCCGGGTATGCTTGCATGGGTGGAATCTCCATAGGCTTCCAACCGCCGTGAGCGAAACATGTTGATGCAAAAACTGTAAAAATAATTGTATATAAAAATTTCATACGTTGTCTCCATTTGATTCGTATTCTAACTGATTGTAAACTAATGTCAACCTTGTTTCCTGACCTTGTTTGATTAGGTTGGACAGTTCCCATATATCTACTTCGTGTTCTTTTCCCGTTTCTGCGTCATGTACAAGAATAGGTTTATTCCACTCTACACTTCCAAGTTCTGAAAGAGTATTTGCTTTTTTGTACAAAAAATTATATAAGTCAAGCCAAGTCATCGTTTTCTCCTATAGATTTAGTTTCAAGCGTCCCATCTAAATGTACATAGCATTCATATTCACCATCAGAAGCCATTCGTGCAATTTCAAACCCCATGATCCAACTTTGCATATCTATAGTACACTGCTGATAATTATCTTTAGCCATGCTATAACCTTCTCCGTCATCATTTTCCACACAAAAGTTTTTTACTAGGTTTCTAGCCTGAGTAAGACTCATGTACTGATTAAGTTCTTTCAATGTGATGTCTAAGTGAAAACAAACGTCTTTAGCAAGCAATTTAGTGAACTTGTTCAAATTCTGTATCTTGATTGAGTTCTGCATTTAATTCTCCTTCAATGGCTTTCTCAATATATTCTGGTAAATTAATCTTCTGATTTTTCTTGTATAATCTCCCCTCGTGAAGTCCATGATTTTTAAAATGTTCAATAAGTTCTTTTTCTGTTTGGAACTGCAAATCTGTGTTAACACTTTTATATTCTTGTGGATTAAAATCTTTAGGAATCATTTTTCTTTTATATTCAGTAAGGTGCATTTTCCTATGCTTAATAATCGGATAGCTTTTTTCTTCAATGTATTCTTTTAATTTTTCATTATCAAAATTTAAATTCTTTTTATAAGTAAGAGGCATGGTGTATAAGCAAGATTGATGAGAATATATTTGGCAGCTGGATATTTCGCTTTGAACTAAAGCTTTGTGTGCTTCTTGGAATCTAGTAGCGTCAACATCTGTTACGTCTAAAAATAATCCATTTAAAATATTCTGTTCTTTATAAAAAGCTATAGCTTTATTTATAGCTTCGTTATTATAAACTCTTAAAAAATCCTGACAATGCCAACTACCCTCTCTTGATGATATCAATCCTGTCATCTCATGTTCTTTAGAGTGATGCAACTCAACAAAAGGTATAAGCGTATCAATAACTAAAAAAGTATCGTTAGTTAATATAACGTGTTCGTAATCATGTTTATATATATTATCTATGTAAAATATCCACTTACCATGATTTAAACTAATCAAATTAGCGCAATAATGGAACTCTATATCTTTCTCTCCGTATTGCTTTGCTATGCATTTTTTCAAGGGGTCGTCATCAACAAATTCTTTAGAATTTACAATAACAATTTTGTCTGATATCTCTTTAAAATATTTTATATTAGAGCATGTAGATTTAATACTCAATTCATCGCTTGAATGAGCTGCAATTACACATAATATTTTGTCCATATTTATATCCTTGTATGTGACCCCACGGAGAGTCGAACTCCGGTTACGGGAATGAAAATCCCGTGTCCTAACCACTAGACGATGGGGCCGGTTAGTTATTCTACTTCAATATCGTCTTCTTGTCAAGCATACTTTAAATTTTAATCTTATTTTCTTCTTGTCTTCTATACTCATCTCTAAGTCTAAAAGCTCTGTCTGTGTCGTTACTATTCAAAGTACCATTTTCAAGATAGTCTTGAACGTCTTCAGTGGTCATAGGAATCCTAGCTTCATCTTCGTAATAGTATTCCCAAGGTTTCCATCTCAGACGGATGTTATCAATATTCACCCTTGTGTTGCCATTCTCATCTGTATAAGAATACTTAACCCAATACCACTCCTCTGCACACATCGCCTCTTCGATTACTTTAAAGTCTTTAGGGTAGTCATTAAAACAATATACTTTAAATTGACCTTGACCGTAAAGCCACTGCAAAACGCCCTCATCTTCAAAGTCTGTAGGGAAGAAAATGTTATTGATTGATCTTTCTACTATGGGAAACTTCCAACCTACCCACTCTGCGTTAGTTATAAACCCTATCGAAGCTCCTACGAATAACAATAGGAACTGATAGAACATAGCTCTCAGTATGCATTTCATTTTTTTGCTCTTATTTGTGTGTGTAAATTTGCATAAATAATTTTTGTTACTTATCATAATATACACTTTTATCATTCTTAAGAGTCAAATTTTTACAATCTAATCTTCTTTTAACGCCATCCTTGTGGCATTGTTCGCACAAGTAGAAGATACCAAAATTATCTACTGTATAATTAGTAGCTAAATCTATACAGGGTTTTTCGTAAACCGTGCCTGTTTCCCAATCTATAAACAAGAGATGTTTATTCTGGCAAAGAATTTTTTCTATCATCTACTATCCTCTTATCGTCAATGTCGTAAATATAAGATATATCTTTAATTTCTATGCTAAGTATAGTATCGTCCAAGTTGTTAATCTTAGCATGTTCCTTTATCATCTTCTCTATATCGCTAAGAATCCTTTGAGGATGTATATTTTTGCCCAATCTGTAGTGTCTTGATTGCATCTTAATTCTCTCCCCATATTTTTTTCCAGCAACTATCACAGGTTCCACTAATTAAAAGCTCCCTGTCTGATGCTGATATATAATCTAAACAATCTTGTATGTAATCTTCACCAGCCATCCATCTTTCAAGATCTTTCCTGTTAAGTAAAATTACACGCTCTGAACCACAGTGTACACAAGATACTTCATGTGGATATTCATTAGTTGTTATCATTTTTTATTTACTTTCCAACTGAATAATCCATTTAACCATTTTTTTCTTTTACTGCAACCGCATTCTTTTAAATTAAACCATTCCTTAAATCTTTCTTCTGTAACACCAAACTTCTTTAGTGTAGATTCTACTACGTCGCCCAACCCTACCGTGTCTTTAGTTATGTGCGAGTTTACATCAACGCCCTCATTTTCTAAGGCATTAATTACCTGATTCATTTCTCTTCTTATGTCACTCATTCTGACCTCCACAGTTCTCTCTGTCTATATCATCTGCACTAATTTCTGTCCAGTATATTTCATACGCTGTGGTATCTTCAAGAGCCTCAAACATGTGATATTCTTGAGGCTTTACAGTAGACATTTGTTGATCCTTTATAATTGTCTCGTCTACCAATTCGTAATCATTTTTCCAGATAGTGATCTTTAATGCACCACGTTCAACAAAAAAAGCATTATACTTATAGTTGTGCTTATGTTTAGAGCAAAAGCCTCCCTCTTTAGCTTCTATTCGGTGTATCTCAACGTTATTCTTTAAAAATAATGGTTGAGTAAACCCCCAAACTTTTCCTTGAACATTCATTCTAAACCCACCTTTGAGCATTCCTTGTAATGGTCCCACCATTCTGATGCATAATCACAATCTTTATAATTCTTAAAGTATGGACCACCTTCTGTATAATGTATATTACACACATCTGGCTTGTATTTGTACTCATCAGCAAGCCAATTCCATTCCAAGGGCAATTTCCCTATAAGGTCTTCTGTTTCTAACCATTTAAACTGGTGTAGTTCCAAGCCACTAGCTTTATTTACGTAGTCTGGTGTAAGTGTAGCACACTTTTTACAATTAAGCAACATGAAAGATGACCAGTTTTTCTTTGGGTACACTGTTTGCACTTGATTTAAGAATTTTGTAGCATTTTTAGGGGTATAATCATGCTTACACACTTGTACTGCATATTTATCATCTCTCAATCTCCATAACTTTGATATGTCCTCAATCATTAGCATGTCGCAATCCATAAACAAAGCCCACCCTTGATAATTCATAAGGTGTGGGATTATAAATCTACTGAAAGAAAATTCTGTTGATGACAAACTATTTCTCTCTCTTACAAAATCATCTTTTATATTTTCTAGATATATCGGAGTTATTGCTACAGGCTTAGTGCTATTTTTTAATATACTATATGAAAGAGTGTTAAAAGCAACTTTTTCTTTACTGTCATATCCTATGAATATATTTATCATACGTTGTACCTCTTGACTACATAAATTTTTCTACTTGTTTTTTCTGAATCAATTATTTTTTCTACTGTTCCAATTTTTTTCTCAAGTGACTTGACAAAATTTTTAACATTGTAGTTTTCTTTGTGGATATTTTCATTAAACCTTAAATGTTGAAATGATCTTATGGCACTGTCGTTAGGGTCTACCCATTCTATAATAAGATATTTTTTGATTACTGGTGATATTGTTTCAAATATATCGTCGAAATTGCCATACCCCGCCGTGCAGGAGAATATCCAATGTATAATAGCAAACATTGATACTACATCATGTTGTTCTATTTCCTCATAAAAAGAATATTCTTTTGCTTTTATATTAGAAAAATTAAAGTGCTTGTTTATATTTTTAATCAACTTTATACAGTCTTTGTCATGATCTAATAAAGTAATGTTTTTAAATCCAATAGAATTAGCTATGTAGCCAACTAAACCATTAGAACAACCTATGTCGCATATGCTTTCACACTTAAGATCTTGAAGTACTTGAGATATATTATTGTATTTATCTATCTTTGACTTGATTGTAATATCATTATTTGACAATTCAAAGCGTTGATATCCGTCTACAGATATGTTATTACCTTTTAAGGTAAAAGAAGGTATTTCTTTTTGCGAGCCAGCATTATTTCTTGATTTATTCATATATTTCATAGCAAACCTCTTCTTTATTACTTCTATTATTAATTTATCATCAGTAACTCCGCTTGGTTTTGGCTCATTCGATATTTGATCGTTACCACAGTTCATTTTACCATCTATGGTAGCCCATCCAAAGTCTACGAGGTACATTTTTTTGTCTTTGACTAATATTTCTATTGTCTTATGATGATCTGCCTTTTTGTAAATATCATTATGTTTAATTTTATATGAATCTAATCTTTCTAATATATTTTTTAATTGATTTTCCCAATCGTTTGGAATATTATTACGGTTTATCTCTTCTCCACAATGAGTCATTAATATTGCTTTTTCGTTTGAGTTAGGCATTAATCCACTGGATATTATTCTTGGGACAAAATTCTCATCTTTTAAAAAGTTTAATATGTGTGCTTCTCTCTCCATCGTGTCAAAGCTTTGATATTTACCATTGAAAACTTTAAGCACATATTTTTTTTGATCATCGGTAAAGCACGTAGATGTTGTAGAGTGAGCTTTAATGGGTATGTTTACGTCTTTTATTTTTTCAAAATCTATTTTCATATGATGCTCAGTAATTTATTTGCTAAAATTTTATTTGTAAATTTATCTTTTATAAACGTTTGCCCTGATTGTATTTTAGAGATTGTTTCAATGGGGTTTTGTATACAATTTTGAATGCTACCTACAAAGTCGTTATTTACGTAAGCATAATCAGAAAAGTTGAGATAACTATCTTGCGGTGAACATAAAACCATTGTACCACAAGCTAAACCATCAACAAGCTTGTTATGACTCTTGACTTTTACGGCAGGTTTTTGATGGTCAACTGGTAATATTACAAAATCAGATTGAATAACTTCTTTTTCCTGAGAATCTACAGACCAAGGCACGAACTTATGCTTTATTTTATCACAACCTTTAGGCATTTTACAAGTATTTGTAACGAATGTTATTTCAACATTATCAAAACTTTTAGATATAGGGTCAAACACCATTTTATTCCAATCAGCATGTGAAAGATTGAAATGATTGCCGTACCAGACCAGTTTTATGCGATCCTTGTGCATAAGGAAAGACGGTTTGGTGAAATTGTAATATACAGGATCTTCTATTATATAAATCTCTTTATTTTTATTTTCTGAAAGTATAATGCTTTTCATAGCTTCAGTAGTGCATATAACTTTATCGCATATGTCTAACATATCTAAAGCAACTTTTCTCCTACCATCAGCGAAGTAGTTATCGCACACATCCCAAAATAAACATGAGCATTTAGACTTTATGGCTCTCATGATAGAGGGTGGCTGAGTTTTGGGGACTATAACAATGTCTTTATTAGTTATTCTATTTATATCTGTAGTGTGATGAGCATCTGGTAAGCAATCAATAATTTTTAATATACGAATTCTAACTGAAGCAAGATTTTTATTTCCACTTGAATAAAATACTATACTCACTTTGTATCCTTGTAAACTGTAGATCTTCTTATTTTTGATATACTGTCTGATAACACACTTGGAAAATTATAATAATACAAAGCTATTGATTTCCTGTATACATTGGAAGGGCAGGGCATAGGATCTGGATGACCGTGATATGAATGATCATCTGTTTCAAACATAACACAACATCCACCTCTTGGGGGTATTGAATGAGTTTTGGTTTTCATATCTTTAGACCACAGTTGTAAGTCTCCACCCCAATCATCTTTCCAATCGTAATTTAAATACAATAAAAGGTTTATTCTTCTATGTAAGCTAGAGATGGGATGATAATTAAAATCTGCATGTATATTTAAAAAGCCGCCCTTTCCTATGCAATGCAATCCTCCACCCTCCAAGTAAGGGTCGGAAACTAATCCGTTGATTTCAAATTTGCTAGATATCTCTTGACAAACTGAACCACTGTTTAATTCAAAAATTATTTCTTGAAAATCTTTTGGCAAAAATTTATCTTTGTCTAATCTATTAGAAGATAATTTATAAAATGTTGTGTTGCATTTTTTGTTTCTGTTCCAATACTCGTTAGATTCTTTAGGGAAATTATTCTCAAGAGATCTTCCCAATTCTTCTGGTATAAAATCATTAATGATAATATGTTTAAATGGTTCTGTATCAAGTTTACTAGATCGTATTTTATCTATAAAATTTTCTATCATTTAACTATCCATTTCTAGTATTTTAATTATTTTTTCTTTCACCCAAGGGCTGGCTTTACATATCACTGATATTAAAGACTTGTTGCTATTCATAGCATTTTTGACAAATCTTCTATATATATCATAAATAAAAGGAGTTTCTTGTAGTAAATTCCTGTGTCGCATAAATACATTGCAGTAAAAATCATCTTCAACCATTTGTGTACATAAGACATCACCCCAAATAGCTGGTCTTGAGTTTCTTATAATTTTCTTAGGATCGAAATCACTTCTTTTATCTAATTTATTATTAACAGCATATCTTTCAGTTGCAGATATTCGTTCATACCTGACAAAACAGTTAGCCAACATTGCATTCCTGCTCTCTACAGGGCTTCCATGATCTATATAAGTATCTAGGATTGCAACTATCCACCTATCTGTCATGCGATTGTTAAAATATTCTATGTCTTTTTCATAAATAGTTTTGAATGCTAGCCAATCGGTTTGTTTGTGTTTGTCAATGCCGCTTGCATATGTTATCTTGCCGATGGGCATACATCTTCTTAGCCTAGTCAATAAAATTTTTAGTGCAACAAAATCGCATTTTACCTCAGATAATAATTGTTCTGTTGTGTGGTCAAACATCCGCTTTGTATATTCCATGCTCCTTGGTGTAAGCTCTGCTGCGCCTACAACATCCCTTGAAGGATTGTAGCCAACAAAAGCACTGAAGCATACACCACCATTAGCATGATTATCATCTGAGCAATATTTTTTACCCATCTTTAAATATCTCTAACATTAAGTCGTCATATCTGTCTTTAACATGTCTAAGGTCTATTACCTTGTGATCGTAACCTTCTGGTATAACTTTAACAATATCATCTATCCAAGATTCCTTTTGTATGTCTTCTATAACACAGATACCACCGTCTGTTAAATACTTTGGATAATTTTTAGCAAAGTAAAGCATGGACTTTAATGTATGTGGCCCGTCATCTATTATGATATCAAATTTTTTGTTAGATAAATAGGACATAGCTTCTTTACTGTAAGCATTTAATTTCTTTACAATTATTCTATCTGAGTTATCTTTTAGTACTGGTTTGCTAGATTTTACATTCACATCCATGCCATGTATTGTAGCATTTGGAAAATAATCTCTCCATAATAACAAACTGCCACCAGCCCATATACCGATTTCTAATAAGCTTTTGCATTCAAAATTTTCAAACCGTGGACTGTAATATTCAGATATATAACAATGCCAAGATTCTTTGTCTGTAGGATATTTAATATTATCACCCCACTGAGAATCCTTATGTTTATCGTCTAAACTTTTGAATTGGTTGTATAAATCTATTAAACTCATTTTTTATCCTTTATGTAGTCATCTTTTTGTTTTTTGTATATGATTTTATCATTACTTATTATTTTGTTAAATTTTGGTCCAATGGTTTTTAAACTAGCTGATTCGATATGGCCTATCTTTACACTTGTAATATTTTTAGTCAAGTATCCTAAATTCCTTATTCTGCTATATATCAAATCATCACCATACCACAGCTTCATATCTTGAGGCAAATTTTTCCACTCTCTTTTTTTTATACAGAAAAACCAACCACTTTTATTATTCTCTATGTTTCCGAATTTATCGTTAGTTTTTATAGGAAAATCAAAGTCGTCTATGTATTTTAGGTAATCTAGGGTAGATTTACAAGTTTTAGTATCAACTGAGCAAATCCCTACATTAAATTGTTTCATGACCTTGCTTACTTGGTTGTAGACATCTTCGTGGCAAAATATATCATCGTTCATTATCAAAACATCATCGCTTTGACACAATGATACACCAATATTCCAAGCAGGATTTACATATATATTATCCTCCATAGTCCTGACGACTATCTTATTTGTATCAAAACTCAACTGTTTGCTGAATTCACTTTCTCCGCTATTATCTATTATTACTATTCTGTTGACATATTTACTTTGTATAGCTTGATGCAGAGAGTACCTCATTGGGTCTAAATTGCATCGCATCATTGTTGGTATTACAATATCTATCACTCTTCTATTTCCACATATTTTTCTAGTTTAGCAAACTCTTTGCTATTTTGTTTTAATCCCGTCATTCTGTCTTCATGAGACATACAGGGTATATTTGTTGTATTTTTATGAGATATTAGATCGTTTGAGTTTATTATGTCGTAAAATTTACCACCACAGTAACGTTGGTATCTCATAGAGAAATTGCTATGCTCATGACCATACGGTTCACTCATACATTTAAAATATCCTATTTTATCTACAAGCTTTTTTGTAAGCATGAGGAAGCATCCGTTTACGATTGGGGTTTGTCGTATTTTGTAGTTATTTACTTCTACTATCTTTGATTTTTTTTGAGCCGCATTACTTAGCGCATATGACATGTGTTGTATATTAGTAGCCTTATATGCTTCTTCGTAATAATCGCACCAATCACTATTAATAAATAATACGTCGTCATCTGATAAAAATATTAATTCAGAACCATATTCTATACATTTTCTTATTCCAGTATTCTTATTCTTAGCGATACCACCTCTTTTACTTTTCTGCACTATGTCTGGATTGTACTGAGAAGCATAGTTTAAATGTTTATCTGTAATAGAGCAATCGTCTACAATGATTACTGTGCCGTTATAGTTCGTCTCATACAGACTATCAATGCATTGTTTGAATATATCTATTCTATTACTTGTATTATCTTTGGATATATAGGTAGAAAAAGCTATGGATTTATTCATTTTTCTTATTTAATTGTGGGTTTTCTACCCTTTTCTCTATTGATTATTCTGGGTTTTGTGGTACGTTTACCCATTATATGATATACGTAAAGGGAGTTTATTACAACAATAGACCTACACTACACACTATAGATATAGGTACATATACGTAATACCCAATACCCCACTAATATGAGAGTAATGGGAGATATGGGTTTTCTTATTTTCATGATTCAAGGTGGGCAGGGGACACAATACAATATATATTAATATAGTTACATTATTAGATAGATACGTGTGTAGGTATATGGGTATGTATCTATGCTATGTACTCTAGTCCATATTCAATAGTGGCTAGATACTCTTCTACCTGCGTAGGGGTCATCTCAACACCTAGACACGCCATCATATTTCTATATATAAGCTTATCAGTCTTACTCATTATTGTAAGTTCTGCTAGATCTCTCATATGTAGATCATCTTTAGAAGCTTCGTGGATAATATCTAATAGCTGCATGTATAAATCTTCATCATTACCTGAAGTAAATTTCCTATCAAACTTCAGGGACATATACTCATAGAACGACTTCTTGGTTGGCCTACTTCTAGCCATGATAACCTCCAATCAATTTGGGCCTCATTATATATAATAGTGGGCCTAAATCATTAAGTTTGGGCTGATTTGACAAGTATTTTATAAGGTGAATTATATAGCATTGTAGATACCTTAGATTGACCACTAGTCATATCAAAGAATGTATATCCTTTTTTACCATATGCTCCAAATCCCTTATCAAGTACATTAACAATCTTATATACACCTTTATCAGTAGTGTAGTCTTTAGTACCATCTCCGTTAAGCCAGTAAGAGCCTGACCTTCCGTTATAATGGACTTCTTGCCCCGGTTTTAGCTCTCGCCAATCAGAAACCTCCACAAGCCCCTTGCGCTTCGCCTTGTTGTGAATACGTTTCATTCGTATCGCTGGGTCTGTGCGCACCTCAAAGGGCGCATCACAGTGCTTACACACCTTGGCGCGCGCCCCACACGTTTCACCGCATTCCTTACATAACTTCTGTCCACGTTTAATCTTCATAATGTCTCCTTTTAGCTGGCTACCACTATTCCCACGATCTTATTAGATACACTAAGACAAGATAGTAACCTTATCATTTTCTAATTTACAAAAATATGAATTACTAATATATGTCTTCTCTACAGTAAGGTCTGGTACATCTTCCCTTACGTATATATTTACTCTATATCTATCATCATACACATTTAATGCTTTACACATATGAAAATCATCAGGCTTCCCTACTTGTTCTAATACTTCTTTACATACATATGGATTTTCTTTACTAATTTTATCATTTTCCATTTTTAAAATCTCCTGTTTTTAGCTGGCTGTCACTATTGGCACGATCTTTGTAGATCGGCTAGAACAAACTCTATTCTACTATCATTATCGTCATTGGTCAAGGGGAAACTTGAGGCGTTTTTGGCTGGCTCTTAAAGCGCTGGCGATCTTTAGGTATTGAGTAGTACATCCTCTACTTCCTCTATTCTATCTATACTACCACTATACTACCATAACGTCAACTCATATAAACAAATGCTCAATTAATAATAATAATATTATATAAATACACCCCCGCCCCGAAACGTGTAAGTCGTTTATGGGTAAGGACTTACGTGCGATGGTGAAAAGGGAGCAGCAGGGCAGGCGAATAATAATATAATCAATGCCTACCCCGCCGCTACGCCTCTCCCACTAAGCTGTTAGAGCAAAGGTCTTGTCGAAGTCCTTGTCTGTCATGTTCTGGGCTTTGGCTTGCAGATTGTGCCACTTGGTAGCGTTCATCTGCATTAGCTTCCCGCCGATGGTATCGACGTTCACCCATTGTTGAGCATTGAAAGTCCCGTCTGGAAGTTTTACTTGTCCAGCACGAGTCAGGGAATTGATAACCCCAAACAAATTGTGATGCTCAAA